GAGACGGTGTGAAAAATGTTGATTGTTGTTTTCAGCCAACATCTTCTTGTACTCAGAACTCATTTTCTCCTTCAGTAAATCCTCCAACGGCAATTCATTCGCCACCTGAACACTGGAGGTGTATAGGAGTTCTAAGTACTTTTGAAGTACCTCGTGCATTGCAGTACCAAACACAAGTGCAATCGAAGGTGACGGTATAGAGACTTTATCAATGTAGTTTAGTTTCCAACGATGAGGACATCCCTTCCACATTTGATATTGTGAGAATGAAATTCTAGCTGCCGGCATATTTTGTCACTTTCAATGGAGTGAAGATGTTTACCATCGGTAAATTACCAGTATCATAGAAAATACCCGTGTAGTTTCTCGATGCGGTTTCAAACATAGCATCCCAATCCATTCCGTAACCACCACCCAACAAAGCGTGTATCACCGCATATGCCTTTTTATCTGTTCTCTCGAACTCTTCTTTATTCTTCTTATACTCGGTCAGGGCATCGTTCAGTGCAAGAATCTTACTGCCATCGACCTTCGTTGTGTACAGTGCACGTGATGCAGACTTTATCTGATACTCCACCTTCGTGAGGTCTGTGTAGTAAAATACACGTGGGAACTTAGAACGCTTGTACTCATTCCAAGAATAAGAAGACCGCTTCTTCACAGTCTCTTGGGGGTCAAGTGTAGTCTGTTCTCCCATATCTTCACGTGAGAAGTGATAGAGATTTACTGTACCAGATAGAGTAGTTGATTCATTCAGTTTCTTTTTCATACGTTCTCCCATTCAAATCTCTTTATACCGTTTACCTCATATGGACTATTTCCAAAGTGACCGAGTAAAGCAGTTACACTGTAAATAGGTGTCTTCAATCCCAATCGAGAAATAATACCACTCGGTGTCAGGTCTTCAGGCGTAAGTGTACCTAATCCAAATTCCCTACCAGTTGTTGGGTCATAGATTCTATATGATACGGGATACTTCTCACCAATTGCATATGCGAGTTGAACCTTCACCTTGTTTACATCATCATTCTCTTTCAGAGTCCGTAGTGCAATATGACGAGCCATGTAAGCGGCAGAACGGTCAACCTTACTTGGGTCTTTACCTGAGAAGGCACCACCACCAATTTCACAGTCTGCGCCATATTGGTCAACTACAATCTTTCTTCCCGTCAAACCACAATCCGAGATAGGCCCACCGATGTTCCACGTTCCTGCTGGATTGATGTGCCACTTTGTCTTTTCGGTAAACAGTGATTGCAATTTAGTGTCCAACCTACGTATTACATCACGTCTAATTTCATTGTGGAACATCTCACGTAGTGATGTTAGTGTATATGATTCGTCGTGACACATAGAAAGAACAACATTGTCAATGTGCTTTGGAACACCATCCTCGTAGTAAATGGAGACTTGACCCTTCATATCTGGTCGTAGTTTCAAATCATCCTTACGTGTAAATGCCTCGTGCACAAACTGTCTTGCCAAATAGATTGGAATCGGCATGAATGTTGGAGTTTCTCTCGTTGCATAACCAAACATGATGCCTTGGTCACCTGCAGTAAGTTCATCACCAACTACAACAGCATTGTGTATCTCGGGTGCCTGTTGGGAAATGTTTAGGTGGATGTTTACCATGTCACTGTTGAAGTATGGTACACTACTGTTATATCCCGTTTGTTGAATAGCAAATCTAACAGCACCACGAATATCATCATCACTCAAGTTTGCAGTCGATGAAATTTCACCACAGACATAAACGTCTAAGTTCTTCACCATCACTTCACAGGCAACCTTTGCATCAGGGTCACTTTCAAGATAGAGATCAAGAATACTATCTGAAATACAATCGGCAATCTTATCAGGATGACCGGGTGAAACATATTCAGAAGTCCAAATGTATGATGACATTACTTACCCCACTTACCGTTTTGAACAAGTTGTGCAATGATACCGTAAACTGAAATATCTTTGAATGTATCTTCGAGTGATTCGCCAACGGCATCTTGTGAACCAAACATAATCATTTGTTTGTAGCGATTGATTTTATCATTGAGACGGAAGAACAAACCTTGAAGTGATAACTTACGATCTTGTTCTCTCTCAAGAGTTGTTCCCAATGAGATGTTATCTGGCCCGTAGTTAGATTGTTTACGGCAAAAGAGCTCGTACTGTTCACGTTGAATTCTCTTGAAGTCTTCAGTCATAACAGGAAACTTCTCTTCCATCTGAGCAACCACATCGTTCGGGTCTTTCTTCTTTCCCAAGTCAATTTCTTTTATCGCCATCTTTGTTGTCCTCATTTTAGTGTCTTTAGTTGTTTCTTGAATTTCTCAACGTCTTCTTTCTTTGTTCCATATGCCTCCAATATACCGATGAGTTCATCAGGATTGGTCTTGGACAAGTCTACAATATACTCATAAACTACCTTTTTTCCAAGTTGATAATGCTGAGAAAACAGTTCGACGAACGCCTTGTCTATCTCAGATTCTTTCTTCTTCTTTATGTACTTCAGGAAGAGGTTGGACTTTGGTAGTACGTCATGTAACATCTTGTAGTAGTTTTTGGAGTTGAGGATGCCATTACTATACTTTTGAAAGTCGTTCATGGCATCCGTCAGTTCCATCTCCATAGAAAACCAACGGGTGACGATATAATTGTTCCACACCTTTTGGTCTTCTTCAGAAAGAGCTTCCCATTTGGTTTTATCCTTGGTCACACCCTTTATCAAATCAAACAAGGACTTAGCCATTCTGTCCAAATCCTGTTGGTAAAAATTCCCGATTGATGTTTCCACACTCAAGACAAGCATACGTTTCAAGTGGAACGATTGCTTCCTTTCCCGTTGGAGACATGAGAGCCGAAATCTTCTTGAAGAATGTCACGGAGTGGAAGAAATGTCCTCCACACTTTTCACAAGTAATATCTTGTGCATCATTCAAGTTTACATTCACACGTTGTGGTTGTGGTGTTTGTTCTCCACCACTCAGGTCAAATACATTGCTCATAGTTATTTCCTTTGGTCAATTTCCATAATTAGTTGAATAAACATTGCCATCGCATTTATTTCGTGGTCTACTACCATCGCATCTTTATATTGTGATTCCGCGATAATCAGAATAGCCGTTGACACAAAACCATTGGCATATTCTTCCACGTGTTCATAGAGATAATGAAACAGTGGTGTGTAATCACGGATTGAGTTGTCAGCGAGAATCTGACGAATCTCTGTGTACTTTTCTTTCTTGTTCTTACTCGACTTCAATACATCAACAATCGTTGAGTAAAAGTTGTTCTGAACAAGTGTTGACTTATCAAGTTTTAGTTTTCCATCGAGAATACAACGTTGTACTGTATTCAGAACACGACGAATATCAGGATAAGTTATGTTGATGATTTGTGCTAAATCTTCCTTTGAGAACTCCACGCCTTCCGATTCAAGGATTCCCATCGTGTGAACTGCAACATCTTTCTTGGATGGGGGAACGATGTTGAAGATTTGACACCGAGATTGAATCGGGTCAATAATCTTGTCCACGTAATTACACGTTAGGATAAATCGTGTTGTCTTGCTGAAGGTCTCCATGATGTTACGGAGAGCAGCTTGTGCATTTGGAGTGAGATAATCGGACTCGTCGAGAATGATAATCTTCAAACCACCGAAACCGATTGACGATGCGAACTGCTTGATTTTGTCTCGGACGGTATCAATGGAGTTCTCATCGGAAGCATTTATGTAAATGTAATTGTCTTTTGAAACTGTGTTGGCTACAATCTTTGCAAGTGTTGTCTTACCACTACCGGCATCACCATAAAGAAGAAGGTGTGGTACATCACCTGATTGTAGGTATCTCTTGAACGTTTCCTTGACCGTCTCATTTCCTATGTATGTATCAAGTGCCTGTGGTCTATACTTCTCAACGTAAAGTGTATGTTGGGGATTGAACATTTTGAACCTTATGATATGTGGATGCCCATAATATACAAATTGTTTTAGACATTTCCAAATGTAAAAGGGAACCGAAGTTCCCTTTGTTACTATAGACTTTCAAGTTGTTTCTTTGCAGCTTCTATTTTTTCTTTCCATGATTCTATAAATCCTGATATTTTGGCTGGTTGATCTAACTCCATTTCATCGACCCATTCTTTTGGATAGTTCTTCAATAGTGTTTCTCTATCCATCGTCTCACCTTTGTAATTACCGGTTGTATCATCATAGATAGGAATAGAGAACCCACCGTATTGATCTTTTGCCTTCTTACCCATCGCAAGTTCTAATTCATGGAGTTTTGTGTTTGACACGATTTCTTTTTGTAAATAATCTATGTAAAGAGTCAAATACTCCTTATTACTTGCCATTTTCTTTTGGTCTTCTGGTGTTGGATTTTTAGGGTTTGAACAGATTTTATCTTTCATTTCTCCAAGCTTTTTCATTGCCGCAAATGTTTGCTTATCAGCAGCATCGTATTCCATTGCTTTGGATTTTATTTTACCTTCGTCATACCAACTGACTGATTTACTATATGGACTTTTTGGGTCTTTGTATAAATCACCGTCTTTCCACATATTGAAAAGTTGCCTACCCGGAGATGATTTCCCCATAATTGCATTACCGATGTCAGATTTTACGGCCCAAGCTAAATCTGAAAATATACCTTCATTCATAACAACTTTTGTTTTGAACTTTTGTTGTATTTCTCTACCCTCTTGTATTAGGTCTTTCATTTATTACTCCAAAAATAAATCAACACATATCATATAAATATGAATCAAAAGTAAAAGGGAGTCCGGCCGAACTCCCTTTTGGGAAGAATGTTCGGTCCCATCACCGTCTCAAAGGACGGGAGAGGGGACACGAACTATACTCATAAATATCTCACGGCTTATAGAAGACAAAGATTGGTTCTATCTTCCACCACTCACCCTTGAACCAAACTTTGTTTGTTAGGGCTTCAATATCGGAGTTACCAATCATCTTTGCCATCAACATACCAATCTTACCTTTGTATTCCATACCGAGTTCTTTTAGAATGGAAATCGAATCTTCTTCTAAGTGAACAACCTTATTGGCAGACACTTTGATATTTGCGATATTCCAACACAGGTATCTATCTCGTTTGAGATATTCAACGGCTGTTGTTAGTGTTGGACGGAGGAAGTTATCTCTCCAATCGGAATACTGTGAGTATGCCTTGAATGATTGAGTTTCGTCATCCGAATATTGTTCACGATTGAAATATGGTGGTGATGTAAACACGAAGTCTAACTTACCACGATACTTGTGGAACTCTGGATTTTCACCAATCAATTCAGAACCATCTTGAAAAACTTCATAGGTATGATTCTCTTGGGTTTGGAAAAACTTATTCGAGAGTCCATTTCCCTTCTCACCGATGGAGCGAAGATAGAAGTCTGCAAGATATTCATAACGAGAGACACCGAGTTCAGGAATGAAGTTGTCTGTGTTTGGGTCTGTCCCTACATAATGTATAGGACGAGAAACAGACATTGCTCCAAGTATTCGTCCACCCCACCCTGAACTCGGGTCGTACACGTGTACCTTCTCACTAGCAGGGATGTGCATCGTGAAGTGTTCATACAAGAACTTGGCAGTCATTGGGGGAAAGTTTACTGCCGGTTGACCAAGAGAAAGACGAAACGTTTGTAACGCACTTGGGAATATTCTCTTGTTCTTCTCGTATGCCTTGATAAGGTACACGTTTACTCGTGGTTCGGAAGAATCCTTCTTGACATGAAAATGATCAACAAGGTCTTCCACTTCTCCGAGATAAGTTATCATTGTTCTTTCAAGAAGCCCATCGTTCAAGAACTCACGTATTTCGTCTGCCTTTATCGTGAGGTACTTTGTGTACTCACGTTGGTACTCAGACATCGTACATGAAATCTTTGAGATACGCAATCCTTGTCCATCAAACCTACCATCACCGTTCTTGAACGCCGTGAAGAAATCACGGAGCGTTTCCCCTTCACGGAAGTATGGATTCTTTATCTGTGTTGAAAGTATCGACTTGCTATACGTGTACATAGAGTCGTTGTATAAAGTTCGCTTCATAGTGTGATGAAACTTTTCCTTCAACGGATCAGTAAAGTGGTCATAGATAGAAAGTGCGTTCTCACTCGATAGTCCCGTTGATATTTTTGTCTTCAACATCGTTGGGAAGAATTGATTACACGCCGTTGCGTTCTTTGTGAAGTTCGATACAACACCGATAACATCAGGGTCATTCGGTGTACTCAGTTCAAAGTAAAGGGAACTAGCATCAACTTGCCGTAGTCTTGAGAATGAACGAACAATCTCACTTTCATCTTTACCGACTATAGGTGGTTGTCCATTGTCATTCCAATCTTTGAGAACACGTGTTCGTAAGTCCTCCAACCAAGCCGAAACTTGGTCAGAGTCATACGTCATCAATTCACCATACGTTATGTTCGTAGGCCAAGAACGAATTTCACTTTTCTCGTAGAAGTATTTCTTCATCAATAGTTGTCCTCGCAGTATCGCTCTATTGCAGATTTCGCAAGGTCTTCACCAATATAGATACCAAGTGATATAAAGTGTCTATCTGATTCACTCCACACACTTGCTCTCCATGTATTATTCTCACGGCTATCGGTTAGTTCACCGAGAACTTTACCTTCAGGACTTACATAGTAATCTGGCTTCCAATAAGAATCCCGTTTCTTCCAGTAGAACTCGTCCATATTAGTTGTTCTCCAACTTTACAAGGAAGTAACGAGATTCAAAGTCATCAATATCAAACTCAACCTTAGCAAGACCTTCAGATGAAACCAACATTGTTCCACCATTCAAGTCCTTATTTGAGGCAAGAATTTCACGGAAATACTTAGCGGAGAATGAAATAGGTTCGATGTCAGCATTTGAACTACAATCAATGTCAAGTGAAATTCGGTTTGAGTTTGTATTGGAGTAGCCAAGTACAATCTGATACTTATTCAACTTCTGATTCTTCATCACTGTGAAGTGTTCAATCTCAGGGAGAGCGGCCTTCGCACGGATGAACTTATCAATGAATTCCTTTGTGATAGAAACCTTCAACTCAAACTCAGGTAGTTCCTTCAGTTCAGGTGTTGGTGGAATAACAGCTAAGTCTGCCAACATATAGTTTACTGTTGTTGACTTGTCATCGAGTGTGAGTGAGAATGCCTTGTCACCAGCCGAATTGATTTGGAAGTTCACATCGTTACCAAGAACACCAAGTAGTTTCACAAGTAGGTCTGTATTGTACACGCCAAACTTTGATGAATCAGAGTTGAATTTCTCCAACGTGATTTCACCAACAACACACTTATCATCTGAAATGAATCGTGTCTTGAGTGAACCATTTGAATTCCAAGCAACAGACTGAACTAAACCACCGAGGTGATACTTGTTGATAAAGTTGATAAGTCTTGCCTTTTCCATAACTTCTCCTAATGAGTAAATTGAGTTTTCTAAATATACTAAACGATTGCTTCATTTCAAAATGAAAAAACACCACCCAAATTCCAAAACAAAATCTCACCATGAATTTGTTCGATGTTGTTTTCCAACCAATGCCACTGCTTTATATCCCAAAATTGATTTATAGGAAACGGAACTTCGTACTCAGGCATCCTATCGGAAAATTCAAATTCGGATTTTCTCACATTTATGTTCGCACCAACTATTGCGTTTTCTTTCAGTTTACCACTAACGGAGTTCACAGAACTAACAGCAGTTGTATAAACTTTTTTGTTGGCATCTATTCTCCGTGGAGGCCACTCGTTGAAATCAGTTCTACCAAAAAATCCACTTGATAACCCGGCAACACTTACTCCGGCTCCACTACTAACAACTAGGTTTGATATTTCAACCCCTATTGTGTTGAGAGTATCAACGATTCTATTTGCCATGTATGATTTATAGTAAACGTGATCGAACGCGTATGGTAGTAGTTGCCATTCATTTTTCGTTGAGATGTTCTTCAGACGATTGTATAGAACAGCCATCATGTTTGGTTTCATTGGTAAAAACTGTGTATTTGGATACAACGACTTCACGTGCTCCAAAATATCGCGGTTGAAGTTTTTAGCATCAGGATATGCGTAATGAAATTCTATACCGAGACTGTCACATATTCCAGCAAGTGCCCAACCACTCCAACTTCCATTTACCGATAAGTGTGTGAGGGGTTTTGATTTGTCAACGTAATTTGTGACGAGATTGTTTATTGCACCAATCTTTCCCCAAGGAGGCATTGTGTGATTGTCACCCATCAAGTCATCTCGTTTTACGTAAACGGTACGACCTTTTACTTGATAGGTTTCTACTGGTGTGTTTTCATTTACAAACAACTTCATGTTAGATCCATCGTAATAATTTCAGGGAGTTTTTAGGCAACACATCTAACCTGTTTTCCAATAGAGCGGGTACTATACTGAGTATGGAGTCTTTTGAATTAGATGGTGTTGGATATTTCCATGAAGTATGTCCGTGGTAAAATATGCGATTGAGTGGTGTAAAATATGCTCTCAACTGTGGACTTGCCATATCAAAATGACTTTCTCTGAGTTTACCGTCTTCTATCAACTTCAAGATTGAATCATCATCAAACACATCATCTCTCGATATGGATAGTATCTGTACAGGTACTTTCAATGAACTTAGCCATTTGTGAGTAAACATTTTCTTGGTTGAGTCATTCAGCGGAACCGTAACAATTATAGTCGGGAACGATGAATTGTTTATTGCCTCAACGACCACTCCCATGTCATTGTCTTTACTCGTAACTATCATTTTAGGAATTGAATCTATAAGTGAAGATACAACACTACCGATAGAGCCATTACCGAATAAAACGATAAAGTCTGACTGCGGGTCTATCTTGTCAACACACCACCTTGCACAGTTTTCTGCCGTAGGTGACGTTGTTACTACACCGACGTTTCTTGAATGACAATCAACTAAGTTGATGTTATCATATCCGTGAGATCTACATACAACCCACTCTAAATTTGGAAATCTAGCGAGGGTTGTTTTACCGACCTTAGAAGATTTGACTGAGAGAATCTTTACACCTCTGTAAACATCTTTGGCTTTCTCGTATGTTCCCAATGTCAAACAATCTGGAAATTCCTTTACGAGTTCTACTATATCTGATTTATCTTTGAACATAACCGTATCAAATGTCATAGTGTAACTCCAATCTCAAAATGAAAAGAATTTCTGTGCGTTCTTTCTATGCTCCGATGGAAACTCCCAACTAAGTGCATTATAGAAGGCACGTAGTTTTCCGTCTAACTCTGAATTGAACAATTCATTCGCATCAAAGTGTTCCTTGATAAAGTCAATGATTTCTTGTGGGTCAG